CGATTATTCGTGCTATCGACGTACAGCGTGTCGGTGTCCACGGTTAGGTCGCCAGTAAGAGTAGCCCCACCATCTTTCAATAGAACACCGTCAACTGTTACGCCAGAAGTAGCGGTCTGTTCGTTGATTGTGTCAGTGATGACTTGGCCTTGAGACGTAATGTTGCCTGTCGCACCAACTGTTGTGAACGAGCCTGCGGCGGCTGTAGTGCCACCAATTACTACGTTGTCCGCCGTACCTCCATTTATATCCGCAGTAGTTAGAACCGCAGACGCTACCGTAACTACACCTGTGCTATCTGCAATAGTAGCTGCGGCAGTTCCATCATTGGCCTTTATGTTCGTAGCTTGTACTGTAGGCGTTGTAACAGATGTTGTAACAGTAACCGCAGCGGGTAGTCCAACCGTAAGAGTTTGTCCTGACGCAGAGGTTTCGATCTCGTTAGATGTACCTGCAATGGTGAATGTTTGGCTGTCTAGGTCAACAGAGCCTGTGCCAGAATCCCCACCAAAATCTAAGTCTTGTGCGGTGACTTGACTATCTACATAGGCTTTGATCGACTGCTGTGTAGCCAAGGCTGTCGCGCTGTCAGATACTAGATCGTCTTCATCAAGGACGGCTGTAACCTGTACACTTGTAGCCGCAGTGCCAAGTTTCAATGAAGACATGCTTGTTACGGCTTCGACTACATTTGTGCCATCACAGAACACGAACATTGTTTGCCCGTCAGCAATCGCAACGCCTGTACCTGCAGAAGTCTTGATTGTTACCTTCTGACCTGCATCGTTCTTACAAATGTAGATTTTAGCCGCTGTAGGACACACAACCGTAGCATCGCCTGTTAGAGCAGTGCCTGTATCTGTAAACTCAAGCATAGCACAGCGAGACTCAGATGTAGTACCGTCTGCGCTTGTTAGCGTATGCGAGTTAGTTGTCCACGTGTTGATTACCGCACGGCCCGCAATAGCCTCTTCGACCATCGACGTAATGTTATTATTTACAACGTCGCCCCATGTACCAGAAAGTTCACCCTGCACTGGTAGCGCAAGTTTAAGAATTGATGTGTATGCTGTTGCCATGTTACCCTCACGCGGCTATCGTTGCTGTTTCAGGTGCACCACTCAAGCGGCAATATCGGTCCAACTAGGAGTTTGTGCACTAGACGAATCTGCCCAACTTGGGCTTTGTGTATCAACTATATCCTGCCAATTTGGTGTTTGGTTGTCATCTACTTCACCCCAAACAAGAACAGTACCTATAGCTGTTGTCGCAGCAAGACCCGTCACAGACACGTCCGCGTTAGCTGATGTCGTTACAGTACCAACAAATGCACTACTTTGCAATCCTGTAACTTGTATTGTAGACCCAACAGCTACAAACACAGTGCCTATAGCACCTGTAGCAGCAAGTCCCGATGGGGATACGTTAGCATCTGCCGTAGTTGTAACCGTACCAAGAGCCGCTGTAGCTTCTAAACCAGTCACAGAGATATTAGCATCAGCTACAACTGTAACCGTACCTATAGCACCTGTAGCAGCAAGTCCCGATGGAGAAACGTTAGCGTCGGCTGTAACGGTGACTGTACCTACCGCGCCTGTGGCCTCTACACCTGTAGGTGATACGTTTGCTTCAGCAACGACACTAACTGTGCCAATACCACCTGTGGCTGCTAAACCACTTGGGAAAACATTTGCATCCCCTGTGACTGTTACAGAACCTAGAGCACCTGTAGCTGCTACGCCTGTAGGCGATATAACCGCTTCTGCGACTACAGTGACAGTACCAACACCACCTGTAGCTGCTACGCCGTCCACCGACACAACAATGAGGTCGGTTCCCCAAGAACCTTGACCCCAAGCTGTAGAACCCCATCCTACATATGTAGTCGATGAAGGCATTTATTTAACCTATGCGATCCTAATGATCGCGGTACTTGCATCGGCTGTCGGAAACTGTATTTGAAAATCACCTGCGGTAGATGTTTTATCTGCGCCAAAATCAAGAACCGCAACTGCTGGGTTAGAGCCACCAGACTGATAAATTAATGCTCCACGCGCTGTAATCGTCGCTGTAGACCACGTTGTGTTTGAGAAACTCAAATAAGCTGTAGTACCTGAAGTAGTCGGGTTTGTAGATATACTTAGAGTGTTACCACCCGCTGTGTATCCTGTGCCTGATACTTCGTTCGTCGTTGCATACGCTGTTGTAGCTGCACTTAACGTAGCTGACGATGTAAACAACGCAATCTTAAAAGTTTGTGATGTGTCTGAACTAAAGTCCATCTCGCCGTCGAGAAGGGCCTTTTTGAATGATGTGCACATTGCCTGAGTAATTGCCATGATTAGCCTCCTTAACTTACTTCTGCTCTGTATTGCCCAGAGCGGTATGCGTCTTCACGTAACTTACCATCTCCAAGCGTTTTCAGCAAAGCAATAGACTGTAAGTACATCTTTTCATAGTTTTGAATAATATCTGGTTCACCTTTCATGAAGCGTATTGCCTCAATAAGAGCACCATTTAGTAGCGCAGAATCAAACTCGTCGCCAAGCCACGTAGTACCCGCAGTAACTATGGACTGTGGGTAGTATCCGTAATGCAACTCCATAGTGTAGTTGCTGTCTGGAGTGGGTCCAAGAATAATTGTATCGTCATCAAAGTAAGCATAATGTTTCGGCAACCCTGTAGAAGTAGGGTTAGGATAAGCCTCACGCATAAAGTTAACGTCTTTATTAAGAAGGTAGTAGTACACACCACTACCATCTACGACTGCAAGGCTGTAAGAATAAAGAAAATCTGACGGAGCGCCTAAGTATTTGTTATTAGCTGTAAGCGTACCTGTCACATTTCTACGCAGCGCAGGTATCTGCACTGTGTTGTATATCTTCTGTTCAGCCTGCTCAGTAAACATAGCGAGCTGATCGTCCGTGAAAGAGTTTTCACAGATATCTTCGATGTTAGTTTTCAGCTCGGTATAATTCATAGCTTACGCCATCGGCCCCCGTGCATACAAACCTTTAGTAGCAGCGCCTGTGCCGCGTACTTTTATACCTTTGTTTTTGTTAGGCTTTTTAGCCTTTTTAGGTTTCGGTGCTTTCTTCTTTTCTGCCATGTCAACCTCCTAAGTTATTGATACAGTTACAGTCCCAACAGCGCCGTTGGCAACCAAATCATCGTCTGCTAAATCAAACGGGTCGTTCAAACCCACAGGGTTCCAACCAAATTGAATATCTCTGGATGCGACACGTTCAGCGGCGTCAGGACGTGGGTCTCGTAACGCTTGTGGATCATTCACAGGAAACTCGCCTAACTTTAATTGTGGGTGATCGGGGTCCCAACAAGTAGGGCAGGCTTTAATGTTAGTGACACGACCCTTTACTACTGTAGTGCGTAGCTCATGTAGCTTATACTGAAATCCACATACATCGCAGATTCCTAACGCTTTTTGAGAAGATGCAAACTGCACAGACATATTAATAAACCCTCGCTATACGAGGCACAAAACGCGCAGGGGTTTTTTCACGATCTTCTTGTGCAGCAAGGTCAAACTGCTCTTCGTACATCTGTTTTAGCATACCGATGCGCTCGCCTAATTCGGGTACTTTCGTAGCTATGTGGTACGCCAAACCTGCTACGAGGCATGGTAAAAACCTAAAAGTCATGTCTGCAGTCTCTACACCCGATCCAGCATCTTGTATACGCCGCATACGCCAGTATTTTAGTGTGTAGTCGTTGCTGTCAGGTACAGGCCACACTTTAAACTTTGGGTTATCGCGTAGACGTTCAATCCAAATCTGTATGGGACGCCCCGTATTTGTCTTGTTCGGTATAGACGCATAGGTGCTAACGCTTATGCGGGAGATAGTTAAATCCTGTTGCGTGCTACCAGACCCTGTACGTATAACGTGTTCTAACAAGTCAATAGTGTCAGCGGGCAAATCATACTCTGTGGTGCCAGACGTCAGGCTTACAGTACCCTCGTCAATAGTCCACATGTTGATACCACGGTTCTGCCACTCAATCATCATAATGTTCATTGATCTACGAGCGGTACGCAAATCATACCCAGAACGCATCTCACGGCCCGCACGCTCCCATGCTTCTTCGGCAATCTCCGTGAAGTCCATGTTAAACGATGTGGTGCCTGACGTAGCCATAACTATTTACCTTTAAAGTGTGCTTCAACTTCTTTAATCAATGTCTCTTTAGACTTACGACGGTCTAACTCTATGTCATGCTTACGCATAAACGACTCAAGTTCGAGTTTGGACATATCTTCATACTTAGTCTCCGTAGGAGAGGCCACAGGCTTGACACCCATAGATTTCAGTTTTGCTTCGGCTTGTGCTTGCGTCATCAAGTCAAAGACAACTACCGTATAAGTACCATCGGCATTCTTTGTGCCTATTTGATACACTGGTTCACCTGTAGAGAACCTGCCATTTTGAAAAACTTCCATATTATACCCTCATGTATACAACGTTTGCTTTCTTCTATCTTCCATCACGGAGCCACAGCCACGTGCGATAGACCGCTTACGCCGTGCTAACCCACCACCTGATAACTTAACTGTAGCAGCTTTTGTGTTTTTTACTACAGTTTTACCTTTTGCTCCTTCACGCTTCTTCTTTTTAGCCGTAGAAGAGCGTTGTTTTTTTGAAAGACTTTGTGCTTTGCTGCGTGGTAAACAACGATCAGGGTTCTTTTTGTCCTTAGAAGTACCGCACTCGCCTTTGATCTTCCCATCAGTACCGATGCGAACCCACTCTTGATCCCGCCACTTCTTCAGTTCACCCATTACTTCTTCGCCTTTTTACCTTTGCCGTACTTAGGGTCCTTACAGTATTTGGAAGCTGCCATGTTTGCGTAAGCAGATGGGTACGTATCAAAAGTACGTTTAGCCCACGCTTTACCTTTAGCGCATATTTTACCACCTGATTTGTAGTACCTACGCATGACTACCTCATTTTCGCTGGACGCACGCCTTTTTGGGCAATACCTGCGCCACGCACTTTACCGCCTTTTTTATAGCCTTTTTTCATCATGCCACCTTTGGCATAACCTTTTTTAACTTTACCACCAGCTTTCATTTTGCCTTTGCCGTCAGCAGCGTAAAAAGGAACCATGTCGCCCTGTTTGTTTTTAACCATTTCTAGCTTACCGCCAGCCTTATAGCCTTTCTTCATCATACCCCCTCGGGCATAACCTTTTTTCTTCATCATACCTCCAGCCTTTTTATTGACTAATGTTTCTTGGTCGTATGCTTCGCGCATTGCTGCACGATTTCCGCGTTCAACAGCACCGCCGTCATCTTCCATCATTTCAGGCCGCGCCTTTGGGCGTAGGGAAGAAGTCATACCCGTTGTTGGGCGTGCTTTTGGACGTTTCATAGGCATAGCCATTGCTTCTTCTACCGCAGAATTAATCGCTTTTTTACGCTTTGGGTTACGCCCACCCATCAAATTCCTACCTTTTTTAGCCATCATCAGGCTCCTTATACAGATTGTTGAACACTCGGCCCGTGTCCCAGACATAATCCACATCTTCTTTTGAGCCGTATGAATGTTGGTTTGGTTTAAAGTCTGGAGCGCCTTGTCCTGTCTCAAACCACGCAGGGTGCGTAACGCGAACCCGATTATTTGGTAATGCTACTATGTTACCTGTATACTCTCCAGCGTCTAATAATTCAAGTACGTGACTTTGTTTATGCTGCGCTGGGTCGTCAGCTACTTCACTATCGGTGTAATCGACAGTAAAATAATACTTTGCGGGGTAAAACTCACCATCTACTTTAGCTATCCATGGCGCGGGGGAAGCGCGTTCTAATTTGTACACACTATGTGTATGAGACATACAATCCCATGGTTGTGCTACATATGGAGGTAATTCTTCAGGCCACTCTTCTAAAGGAGTATCAGCAACTAACGCAGTTAACGGCATACGCGCCCACATAGCTCCGCCATGGACGTTTGAATCATCCGTGTCATCAGACTCACAGCCAGTAAAGATCACTTGAAAACTAAGCGTTCTATTCGGCATTGTTGTAACTGCAACAACCATAGCGTGAAGAAACTCTCCGTGATATTCTTCTAGGTTTTTTGTGTACTCGCGCCGTACCCATGCTTTGAAATACGGGATGTTTGATTGTAGAAAAGCCACTACGTATTTGTCTTCCTTGCGTTTGCGCGTTTGCGCTTTTGAGATAACGCAGACGGTTTTGTAAATTCTTCACCTACACTCTGAGGAACACCAACTTGTTTAGCAAACTTTGGGTTGTTAGCCACAGCTTGCATAAAACGTTCTTGTTTCTTAGACTTAGGTGGCATCAGCAGTTCCACTTCCGTAGGCTCTTATTAATACGGCTATTAGGATCATTTGCTGTCTTCGCACTGGTATTGCGTTTTTTCATACCCTTCATGCGAGCGCAAAAAGACTTACGACGTTTAGCCGCCTTCGAACCTTTTTTGAGTTTACTGGGTTTTGTGGTGACCGCAGTTTTTAACTTACTGCCGGGATTTTCTCGGCGGTAACTTTCAACGCCTTTCTGGTTGAGTCCACCAGACTCACTTTTACCTTCTTTGCGTTGCCAAGCAGGGGATTTTACACCCCCGCCTTTTTTGTAATATGCACGCATGTCATGCTCCTACGCATAGAAGACTGTCATCGCCGTGATGTTGGTGAACGCGCTTATGTACACATCAGATGCACAGCGAACCCCATCATCAGGGATATTGACAGAATGCGAGTCAGAAGCACTAAAGTCTAAATCCAACACTGTGCTGCCGCCATTACCATCAGTGACAGTAAGACGCGGAGAACCCGATGTAGTTAAGACTTGTATCTGACGAATGCGTGCAGGACCAACGCCAAGGGAACCTGTCCCTGTAACACGTTTAGTCTGTACGTCTGATCTAGGCATTACCTACTCCTTATGAGAGGTTGCGGTTCTGCAAATACAGCACCGTTACAGTGGCAGCACCTGCGGTAGCAGCACTTCCTGTCTGGTTATATGTCACAGTAACATCTACATCAGTGGTACCGATATCAATCAGGTTACCAATCTGAGATACGTCAGATGTAGCAAGTACACGAGCTTGTGCACCAGCAGCTAGTGCATCCGCGTATTTATCAGCCGTTGTTCCGTCACCGATATCTAACGTGTTGGTTGTGCCTGCATCAAATGCAGTCGTCACATCTACAGTAATCTGAAAAATTTGACTGTTTGCGGGAACAGTAGCGACAACTGTTTCTGTGCCATCAGCAGCAAAAGTAACATTTCCGCTTTGCGCCATTAAAACGAAACCTACGTTGGCAGATGCGCCTTCACGGACAGACCCGGCCTTAATAGGACCGGAAAAAGTTGTAGTAGCCATATGAATCTCCTGTCTTGGCTAGTGTCAGTCACACCATGCGACTGTCAGGGATTAATCTAGTATAATATAAAAACAAACAAAAAGAAAGGGGGCCGTAGCCCCCT